AATAAAAGATTAAATAATCTAAAATCTAAAAGAATGGCACTAGAAAACAGGGTAGATGATTTAATTTTTGCTAATCAAAACTCAGAGGGTTACTACGCAGCATATTCCGACAACTTTGCATCAACGGGTGGGTCAGATTTGAATTACACTTCAGCTTTTGTGGACACGGTTAATGGAAAAGTTTCACTACCAACATTAAAGTCTTCAGTGTTTGACCTATTATCAACTAGCTCAATTGTAGCAAGCGCTCCAACATACTCTCTGAGCTTTAATAAGACACAAATAGATTTAAACAAGAAGTTTTCGGATGATTCTTTCTTTGGATCTGTATTTGATGGTTTGGAAAATACTGAATGGCAAAATATATTTTACTTTGACACGATAGGTCTAGTAAGTTTTTCTATTAATTTACCAATAGCAAGAAATGTTATTCTTTCAAAAATAGAAGGAAGACTAAACACTATTTCGCCAACTGATATTTATGTAAAAGTAAACTATACAGATGCTAATAAAACTTCAGAAGTCATGAGTAAGAAATCTACTAAAGATTATGATAGGTTTTCTTTTAGCTTTGATCCAGGAAATGTTGGATCAATAGATGTCTTTTTTGTTAAGACGGAACCAGATCTAATAGAAGAAAATAGAACCAATAGATACGGCTATAGATATGGAATTAGAGATATTTCAATTAGTGGTCAATATTATGATAAGTCAGCCTCATTCGTTTCTGCTCCAATATCATTAAATTCAAACGACAACAGCAACTTGGTAATAGATGCTGTTTCGGTGGATGTTGGAGAAAATTTACAAGATGGTTCTATTAACTATTTTGTAGCAGAAGATAATGAATCAGCTCAATCGATATCTGATTTTTCTTGGATTCCAATTTCTCCAGAACAAAGTGTTCAAAATTCTTTTTCTACAACAGTTAACTTTAGTGGTTCTTCTTTAAAGTCAAAAAAGATATTAATTGATGTAGAAAATTCTACAAACTCATTAAAGAAAATACCTCTAGTTTCAAAAACTGTTTCTAAAAATTTAAACGAACAAAATCCAACAGTTGATCTGTATCCAAATCAAACAATATACAGAATAGCTAAACTAGATCAATTGGATAATCCTGTTAGCTCTTATCTTTTGGACGGCATAAATTCAGTTTCCGGTAGTTATATAAATTATCAGAATAGTATTTATAATGAAAATGATTCTTTGGCTACTTGGGGAAATATATTGTCTGGAAAATCAAGCGTTAGACAAATATTCTCTATACCGTCTTATGAAATTTCTAATAATTCTATATTCTTTTCAGGGCCAAACTTAAAATCAATTAGCGTTTTATTAGAAACAAAAATATTCTGCGCTAATGACATTACGATCAGGCATTTATTAGTAAAGAATGATAGCGTTTCAAAGAGCTGGGATGTTGCAGTCTACCTAAATGGTAGGCCGTCAGCTGTCCCATCTGGTGTAACTTCAGAATTAATTGAATGGAATTTCAAAGCGGGTATCAATACAATCAAAGTAGCTATAGACATAAAAGATAGTGCAAATGGTTCTATTAGTTTAATGGATTCTAAATCGCTACTAGATTATGGTTTGGTATATAGCCAGTACTACGGATATGTGGATCCAATAGAATTCAAAAGTAATAGATCAGTTTATGACAAGGTTTTTACTATAGAAAATTTCTTTGGAAATAAAGAAATACTATGTAGAGACAATATCAGCAATAACTCAAGATTGTTCTTCTACTCAAATAATCCAAATCCAGTAACAGCCTTAAGGTTTAGGGCTGATATGGCTAGAGGTAGAAACCCTTTGTCTTCTCCAAATATTGATTATTTTAAATTAAAGTTTAAGAACTCAGAAAATTACTCTGATATATCAGCAGGTGAATTATCCTCTAATAATTCAACAACAAGTGAATATTAAACTTTACTATATAAACTAGGAGACACACATGCCAATAAGTTACTTAGATCCAAATAGTAAAAAAATAATTAGAGAACCTTTAACCAAAAGGTTCAGATCTTTTTATAGATCTCCAAGAAAAAGTGGTCAAGAAAATCTTTTTAATCAAAAAATATTCATGGATATGAATAGAGTTTATTTAGAATTAGAACTTCTTGACACAGCCATTCTTGATAAGATAAAGATTTTTTTAGGAGCTGAAAAAGATGAAACTCACGAAATCAGAACTGTCCTAGATGAAGTAACTGGCGAAGAATACTACGGTAGAGTCTATGATCTTTCTGCTGATTCAATATCCATGTACAATTACACTGCGGATGATACAATAGATTATCTAGAAACTACGGATACAATCGGTGGAAGTTTGTCAAGATTATTTTATAAAATTAATAAATTAGAAAAACAGACTGGATAATTAAATAAAATGTCAGATTACCTAAACACAGAAAATAACACAATACAGTACAACGGTCCTGTAAATAGCACTGACTTTAATATGAGAGTCGAACAAAATTATCAAGATTTAGTTCATCTCTATAATAGATCCGGCGTGTTGGATCAAAAATTAAACCAAGCCTTTGAGAGAGTGCTGAAAGATCATTTATTTATCTCTAGAGCTATAGCGGACCTAGAAGACAGAATGAAGGCAATTGAATACAATACCGATTCCGCCTATAAAAAACTTTCTATATATAGCTATTCTCAAATAGATGTAGCCAGCTTTGTTAGCGATGCGCAATTTGCACTTTCAAGTTCTGAGGCGCTCAGTTTTGATCACGTATATAACTTAATTACCCTGCCTAAAGTTGATGGTTCTTCTTATTCTAAACTTAAGTTTTTTAGTGGGTTAGGTGAGCAAACAATTCCAGACCTTTTGGAAACAAAGATAAAAAATGACTTTGTTAGCGTTGACACACCCGGTGCCCTAGTGGACACTAGCCCAATGTTCCATGCTTTGTTGGATAGATCTGATAAGTTTTGGAAGCGAAATGTTATAGCTGATACAGCTTCGGCAGCTGGTGCTCAAATGTTTGCCTACTACAAAGTACCTAATGCTTACTCAGGATCGGATACGTCAAACTACGTTTCAATGTCTCCGTATCCATTATTTGGAGTAGACATTCTTTCTATAGAATATACTACAAAGGTCGAGCCAACCCTAGAAGAGTCAGATGGTTGGACACCGCTAAACTTTAACAGGCTATACGATAGTGAGTCTGATGCAATAGGTAGAGTTCCTCCAGGTGGTTGGTCGATAGCTGGTTCTGATGCAATTCTCAACGCCGGACCGATAGGATTCTATTTCCCTCCAGTAAAAATAACTGCAATTAGAATAAACATGAGACAAAGAAATTACATTTTAGAGAATGGTAAATACGTCTATACATACGGTTTAGCTGATTTGGATGTAAGGTCACAAAGGTTCTTGGAAACTGGAAGAACAATAATTAAGTTTACCGCCCCTGAGGGAACATTAATCTATTCAGTAGATGAAGTGATACCTAAGATGTACAACGTTCCAGAAGAATTAATATCTACAGCTTTTAGCTATAGAGTTATCTGGAAAGACAGTGGAGTCTATACTTTAGATGAGGTTCCTGGCTCATCCTCAGTCTGGATAGAGGTGACTTTAAACCAGCTTGGAGATGGAACAGCTCCAGTTCTTTCTGACCTAATAGTCAATTATAGCTAATTTTAATAGTTGATAAATGGCCATTTGATTTTACTATAAATACCACAATAATCTTTTAAGGAGACTATAAAATGGCAACTTATTACGTTGGCCCTAGGCCAGTACTCAAAGGTCGTGACACCGCTAGCATGGTGAACCCTTACAAGGGTACAGCTGGCACATATTCATACTACCCTTTGTTTGCAACAAGCCATGTTCTTGATGGGGCACCAGACAATCACCACGTTCCAGGAACTGGAAGACATCCTGGTAATGTTCTTCTTTCGCAGTTGTTTACTGGCTCTACCCTCTATGCAGGGACCACTCCATTAGCTGGAACATTTGCAGATGGAACTACAACATTTGGTGGAATGAGATTCCGTCCAAGTGAATACAAGGGTCTTACAACCACTAAAGCATTAGATGGTGGTCACGCAAAGCGCACAACCGCCTATAGCTTGTATAGCAACTATATTTTTGACGGTGTTACGTCAGCAGAAGCATTTGCTAACCTAGGTCATGCAGAGCGCACAACTGCCTACAGCCTCTACAATAACTACATCTTTGACGGTGTTGCTTCAGCAGAGGTAATGCCAGCTGGTTATGGACAAGCAAACACAGCTAGTGATTATGGTCGTAACAAAGTTGGTGAGTACAAGGGTGTACCATCGGCAAGAGCTCTCTAATAAAAAAAGGAGGCACTAAATGCCAGATCAGAAATTGATTAAGGATGTAGTCGAAAGAGCACTTTGGACTGCAGCGCAAACATTCATTGCTGTTTATACAGTTGGTGGAATTGATCAAGCTAAGGCAGCAGCAACAGCTGCAGCTGCAGCAGGACTCAGCGTCATCAAAGGTTTTGCAGCTACAAAAATTGGAGATAAAAACTCCGCAGCATCCTTGAAATAATTAGTTAAATACAACATAAGGAAATCCTAACTGATATACTTATCAGTACGGAAACCGACGCATCTAATGAGCGTAAGATAGTTATCCCGCCCCAATCAGGGCGGGATAACTGTTTTAAAGGGTGTCTTATATAAGTTTTTGTAGTTTTGTCTAGAGTTAATAAGGATTATGAATGTTTTTAGATCAACTAAATACGGTAGTTAAAGATAAGGCTCTTCCATTAGACGTCGCTGAAAAGTATCTGAACTTATATATAGGCGAAGCGGACTGGAAGACCCATATATCAAAGTTGTGGATGAACTTTGAGAACAAGAATAAGAATTCTGACATTAGCAAAGAAGATATTAAGAGGGCAATATCTTGCACAATGTTATTGCCAACCATGGAGAAAACAAATATCCCTGATCCAGCTCATCTTATTTTATTTTGGTGCCCTACCTGGAATCAGTACAAAGAAAGAGATTGGTTTTCTTTATTTTTAGAAATAGTTAAGAAAGATTTATATATTCAAACTAATCAAAAGGAGTTACTATCGATTGGCATCATAGATCCAATTGATTATTCTCCACTAACTAGACAAAGTTTTAATTGGTTATATGGTCAAGCGGAACAAAATGGTGATTTGAACGAAAAGAATAAAGACATTGTAACCAAAAAGATGCAGAATTTAGTGAGAATATATGGTGGTGCAGTTATATCAAATATTTTTCAGAATCACAAGAATGTAATAGAAAAAGTTTTTAACTGGAGAAGTGGATATTTCTTCGAGAGAGAGATATACAACGTGTATAATTATGACCAGATAAAAAAGATTAAGAAAACAGAAATAGAAAAATTAAACCCTAAGTACGTAAAGACTTTAGCATTAGTAAAATAAGGAGATAGTATGTCAGAAGAAATCGAAAACGGAAATCCAGATCTAACACCGATTGCCAATAAGCAGTCTTCTATGTTTTCATTTAAATTAACTGATGATTTTATAGAATCTTATAGGTCTAAATTTGCACCATTTGGATACAGAGATGCAGGTGGAAACTCCGTTGGAGAGATTACATTTCTTCGTACTTACTCAAGATTGAAAGAAGACGGCACAAAAGAAACATGGTCTGACGTATGCGAAAGAGTAATTAACGGAATGTACTCTTTGCAAAAAGACCACTGCAAAAAAAATCGTTTACCTTGGAATGATGCAAGAGCACAAGCAAGCGCTAAAGAAGCCTTTGATAGATTGTTTAACCTTAAGTGGACTCCTCCTGGTCGTGGTCTTTGGGCTATGGGTACAAACATCGTAAACATACAAAAGAATTCAGCAGCTCTGCAAAACTGCGCATTCGTTTCTACTGGAGAAATGAATAAGTTTAACCCAGCAAAACCATTCGCATTTCTTATGGAAGCATCGATGCTTGGTGTAGGTGTTGGTTTTGACGATAAGGGGGCAGATAAAGATTTTACTATCTATGAACCAAAGGAATCAACTACATATATAATTCCTGACACTAGAGAGGGTTGGGTAGAGTCAATGGCTCTTCTCTTGAACTCATACCTAAAAGAAAATCAACCTACATATCTTTTTGATTATTCATTAATTCGTCCAAACGGTACGCCAATTAAAACATTTGGTGGTGTAGCTGCTGGTCATGAGCCATTAGAAAAACTTCATAATCATATAAGAAAAATGTTCACTGGACGCAAAGGCGATAAGCTAACTCGTGTAGACATAGCAGACATTGGAAACGTTATTGGAGTTTGTGTAGTCTCTGGAAACGTACGTCGTTCAGCTGAGTTGTTGATTGGTCGTTTGGATGATCAAGATTTCTTAAATCTAAAAAATTCAGATCGCTTTCCTGAGCGTAACTCATACGATTCATCTGCTCCAGGTTGGGGTTGGATGTCTAACAACTCTGTGGAAACAGCAGTTGGAGCAGACCTGTCCAGCATAGTAGAAGGCATTTCGCTTAATGGTGAGCCTGGAGTTATCTGGATGGACATGTCACGTAAGTATGGACGTCTGGCGGATCCACCGAATAACAAGGATCATAGAGTAGCTGGATACAACCCATGCGCTGAGCAATCGTTAGAATCCTATGAATGTTGCACCTTGGTTGAAACATATCTTAATCGTCACGATAGTCTTGAAGATTATAAGCGTACGCTAAAGTTTGCATATCTCTACGCCAAGACAGTTACGCTACTTCCTACGCACTGGGAAGAGACTAATGCGATCATGCAGCGTAATCGTCGTATTGGTGCTTCAATGTCTGGTGTGGCCAACTTTGCTGACAGAGTTGGAGTTCCAGCTCTTCGCGAATGGATGGACGAAGGATATAAGACTGTTCAACGTTATGACAATGTATATTCTGAATGGTTAGGCATTAGAGAATCAATAAAGATGACAACGATTAAGCCTTCTGGAACAGTTTCGATTCTTGCTGGTGAATCACCAGGCGTACACTGGACACCAGGTGGAAAGTATTTTAATAGAACTATTAGATTCTCCAATGAGGATCCAATGCTACCCCTATTTAGAATGGCTAACTATAAAGTTGAACCAGCTTCTGAGTCTCCAGATACAACATCTGTAGTATACTTCCCGATCAAGTCAGACGCTGCAAGAGCAGAAAAGGATGTTACAATCTTTGAAAAAATGTCATTAGCTGCAACCGCACAGCGTTATTGGTCAGACAATTCTGTATCTGTAACGATATCCTTCAACAAGGATACCGAAGCAGAGCACGTTGGCACAGTGCTTCACATGTATGACGGACAACTTAAGACAGTGTCATTTTTACCAAGTGGTAATGATACATATCCGCAAATGCCATACACTCAAATAACAGAACAAGAATATACGGATGCTTCAATGTCGTTGTTTCCTATAGATTTGACTGGAGTGTACGCTGGCATGGCTGCGGATGCAATTGGTGAACGCTACTGCACAACTGATTCTTGTGAAATTAAGTTTATAAAGGACAACACTAAAGCATAGGGTGGCTTATTGTGTCAGAAGATAAAAATTTTGATAAGATATTTTCAGAAATAACTTCTCCAGAAAACATAGGCTCTATGCCGGGTTTGGCCCGTCCTTTGTCGCTAAATAATGCAAGAGATTATTCCTTATTTTTGTCAGAACTAATTACAGCTATACAGGAAATAAATTTAATCATAGTTAATCTTACCGAAGACTCTGATGAGCCATTTGAGATACCACTTGAAGTAGTAGAAATCTTAGAGATGCTATACGCAAAAACAAAAGATTTCAATAACTATATGGTAAACTTGGATCAAGATGATATAGGATATTATATCTACATAGAGGATGATGAAGAAGATTATTATGACGATGGATCAGAAGACGGAAAATAAAGATTACGATAATAGCACAATAGCCGTTTTAGATAAGGGTTATGTCAGGTTGGTGGATGTTATGGGCAGTGACCTCTCTGTGGTTAACGCTGCAAGAGCATCTTTTGCCAAAGAATCAAATGAACTATCTGTACAAGATGCAAGGTTGATAGATTTTTTAGCAAGAGAAAATCATATGTCACCGTTTCGTCATGCTTTTTTAACCTTTGAATTTAAAGCTCCACTCATGGTGGCTAGACAACACTGGAAATATGTAGTTGGTTCAGATCATACAATGGATTCCTGGAATGAATCTTCTAGAAGATACATAACTATGGATCCAGAATTTTACATACCTGAACCAGATCAGTGGAGACTCGCTGCGGAAAATAAAAAGCAAGGATCTTCTGGATTAGCGGGTCCTTGGACTGGATCTATTCTAAATACTGAATTAAAACAGCTTATTAACAAGTGTGAATCCATTTACAATATGGCTTTAGAGCATGGTATAGCACCAGAGCAGGCAAGATTATTTTTGCCAGCGTATGGTATGTATGTTGCGTATAGATGGTCTTGCAGTTTGCAGTCTGTAGCTCTTTTCTTAAACCAAAGACTGGGAGAAGACTCTCAATTAGAAATACAAGAGTATGCAAAAGCAATATATAATTTAACAAAAGAAAAGTTTCCAGTATCCATAGATAGATTAGTTGCAATACATGTATAAAAATATATTGTTATTTATATTATTTTCAGTTTTAATAAACTGGATAACAAGTTTGCAGATATTAAATCAATCTTCAAATCAAAAAAATATAAAAATTATCACCATTAGCATGGCTATAATCATAGGGGTAATAGCTGGATTTGTAATATCGCTTGTATCATGAATTTGATTTCCAAAAAAGATATACAGTTTATGAAGCTGTGCGTAGATGGTTCTAAGATTTTTTCTACATGTGGGAAAAAACAATATGCAGCAATCTTAGTCGACGACTACAACCACATAGTTGGCTTTGGTTACAATGGTGGACCAAGGGGTTTTGTGCACTGCAATGAGGGTGGGTGTAAACGCTTTATAGAAAATTCACAAAGTGGATCAACATACGATAACTGTATAGCAATTCACGCAGAAGCTAACGCACTACTTCATTCTGATTATAGTTCAAGACCAACAAAAATATATGTAAATGGACCACCATGTTTTAGTTGTGCTAAGTTGATAGCAAATAGTACTTTGAATACTGTATACTATTTGCATGATTCGGATTATAAAAATTGGGAAGAAGTAGAATCTTTTTTATTAAAAGCAAATGTACAGACTGTAAGGATAGATAATGGCAGCTTCTAAGTTAAATTATATTGTAGTGTACAAGAATCATAGTCAGGTTTATGGTTGTTCTTCAAAGAAAATAGCCATAGAATCACCACCACCAGAAGGTTACACAAATGATGATAAAAGAATACTCTTTGCAACATTTGAACCGGATACAAGTTCCCTGTGCGTTTACCCTGTATCATTAGATGATGTAGAAATTGAAGAAGTAAAGGTTAAGAAAGCTAAAAAGAAAAATGACTAAGAAAAAAGTAGAAAAAAAGAAAGTAAATATCAAGCTTGAATCTGGGCAAACATATTTAATTACTTCTATAGATGAGATGTTGCAAATAGCAAATTCTTTGATACACTTAGCCTCTTCGATCAAAGATGAAAAAGACAAATTGTCTATACTTCATTTAAGTGAGGAAGCAATAAAAGCAATGACTGAAAACAAATTTATAGGAGGATCTTCAGATGAAGATGAAGATTGGAATTAGTATTGTAGTAGCAGTGGCATGTTCTTATTTGGTGTATAGTCAAAAGAGAAAAGTTAGATATAACTATTTTAATGATGTCTCAGAAAATTATTTTAAGGAATATGCAAAAGATTATAATCCACAAAGTAGTTTTATAGAATTCTTTGATAAAGAAAATATAAAAGAAGCCTTTAGTAGATATGATAAGTATCTAGATCTTGGACTAAATAAAGAAGACGCATTTAAATCTGTGGTAGAAGACAAGAGAAACAAATGATAGACCTGTGCGTAGTCAATTATAATACTAAGCCTCTCTTAGAGAGATTTCTAAATACACTCCACGCTGATTTTACGACAAATGGAAAAGTTTGGAATCTTCATATCTGTGATAATGGCTCTACTGACGGTAGCTTTGAATGGTTAGAAGAAAATAAAGATACCTATTACATAACCAATGGTTGGAAAAAAGCTAACATAGGTTATTCAGCGGCTTGTAATTTTATGGCGTCGTCATCGCACAGTGATGTGATCGGTTTATTGAATGCAGACGTTTGGCTGACTAGTCAAGACTTAATTGATATAGATAATATTTTTTATTCAAATCCCGATATACACATACTTGGTCCAAAACAACGTGACGAAAAAGGCTATATCACACACGCGGGAATAGTTGGATCAAACACTGCTCCAGCACACCGTGGTTGGCATCAACTTGATATGGAAGACGTTCTCTATAGGGACAGGGTGGAGTGCGTAACAGTATCTGGCTCAGCATATTTTGTTAGGAGATCTGTTTGGGAGGCACTGACCAATGATGAGGAGTATCAAAAGATGTATCCAGGCGCTTTGGGAGCTTTTTTGCCAACTCCTCACTACTATGAGGAAACGTGGTGCTCGTACTTTGCTCGTCATCGTGGATACAACGTAGTATATGACGGCAGTGTATCAATTGGGCATAGCTGGCATGCTTCCTCACCTAAGCCAGGTGAAGGATACAGCCACGCAGATTCACAGTTTAGATTAAGTCAATCAATATTTCGCAAAGCATGCGACACTATAGGAATAGAAAGAGATTAAAATGTCAGATCAATTCAATGTTTACCTCTATAACGCAGAAGTTGTTAAAGTAGTAGATGGTGATACCTTTAAGATTAATATAGATTTGGGTTTTGAAGTTCACATAGGACCAAAAAGCGTGAGACTCTATGGTGTCAACACACCGGAAAGCCGCACTAAAAACCTAGAAGAAAAGAAGATGGGACTCGCTGCAAAAGAGTTCACCGATCAATGGATTAAGAAGGCTAATAATAAAGTAAAGATTGAAACAATCCTGGACAAGAATGAGAAGTATGGTAGAATTCTTGCTAGAGTATGGAACGAAGCTGGAGAATGCCTTAACACAGAAATTGTTAAAGCTGGATTAGCCAGAGAATATTTTGGTGTAGGTGACAAAACATTTGAGGAATTTAAGCAAGACCAAAGCATAATATTGCCACCAATGCCATACGGCAGACCAGCTTAAGTGATACAATATCTCTCATGCAAACATTCTTACCATATGCAGATTTACAAGAATCAGTTCGGGTATTAGATTACCGCAGACTTGGAAAACAACGAGTAGAAACTTTCCAAGTCTTGAACATTCTATTAGATCGTACTCCAACAAAAGGATGGCGTAATCATCCAGTAACATTAATGTGGACTGGATACGAATCGGCTTTACAGTTGTATCAAAACTACACCATCGAAGAATGGATTAGTAGAGGTTATAAAAATACAATGCAACTAGAAGCAGTAGACTTAGACACACTGGTAATGCCACATTGGTTTGGTTTAGATGAATTTCATAGATCGCATAGATCAAATCTATTACGTAAAGATTACGAGTATTATTCACAGTATTTTAATGAGCCAACAGATATAGAGTATTATTGGCCAAGCAAGGATGTGGCAAATGCAAACTAGAATATTCCTATCTGGAGCTATAGAAGATGTCCAATCTGATTTCAAGCACAGTTGGAGAGATGAGGCTACTGCGCTTCTTGAACAAAGGGGTTTCAAGACGGTTAATCCAATGGACTACGCTTTAGAAGAGCAAGACTGCAATCCAAAAGAAATAGTAGATAAAAATCTTTTCTTGCAAAAAAGCTGTGACATTCTATTGGTAGAATACAGATTACTTTATAGGGCATATGTAGGCACAGACTTTGAAATGACTTGGGCACATTTAAATAATCAACCGATAATTGTTTGGGCGCACCAAGATCTTCAACACCGTGTTTATCTAAAGTTTCTTGCTACAAAACTTGCAGATACACTAGAAGAAGCTGTAGAATATATATCTCATACATATCCATCAACAAAATAAAGGAAATATTATGGCAGATAATAAGTTTAACTACTTTGAAGTTACCACTTCTTACGTTGTTAAGGCTAAGAACAAGACGGAAGCAGAAAAGGTTGTTCTTGGACGTCGTGGTGTTAAGGGTGAAGTTATCACTAGTAAGACTAACGTAGATCGAATCTCGGCTGTAGAAGTCCGAGAAATGTTAGAGATCTAATTATCCTATTAATTGTGGAGTGGCGCCATTAAACTGGCGTCACTCCAAATAGCCTTTAAGGAAAGTATATGATATACGCTCAAATGGTGGGCAGAAATGAAGAAGGAAGATTTCTAGAAGAAGTATTAGAAAGACTTTCTCAGCAAGTAGATGGTATCATTTTTACAGATGATTGTTCCACAGACAACACTGCTAAAATAGCAGAAAAATACTGTCATGTTTATTCAACTCCAGAGCAATTGTTCACAAAGCATGAGGGGCAACTAAGGGCATTTGCCTGGTCTAATATGGCTCAACACGCTAAGTTAGGTGATTGGATTATTGCAATCGACTGTGACGAAATGCTCTATAATAAAGACGATATAGACAATATTGATATTTCACAGGTGCTTTCAAAATCACCATATGATGTTGTTAATGTTCGTTTTTATCACATGTGGAATGAGACTCAGTGGCGCACAGATAAGCTATGGGTTCCAAATAATAGCAGTAGAATATTTAGATTTAAAGAAAATGGTGGCTTTGCTAATAGAAAATTAGCATGTGGTTCAGAACCAACTTATGTAGTTGATTGGATTAGACAGAGAAATTTCTGGATTGATTCAGGATTAGTCATGAAACATCTTGGCTATGTTAGAGATGAAGATAAGATCTCAAAGCATCAGAGGTATTCAACTTTAGACGGTGGAGAATTCCACGCTTTAAATCACATTAACTCAATAATAGACCCAAACCCAGTTTTAATTGACTGGGGAAATTTTCTAAGATAGGAATAAAAATGAAAAAAGATATTAGAATTGCAACACACGCACAAACAATTCAATCACTAACACTCAAAATGCTTTCGAAAGAACGTTTTGCTTATGTGAATTTTCCTAGATCCGCTCTTATCGCTATGGGTAATTCAGATATAAAGAAAAATTCTAAAGAGTTTAGCGATTCAATAACTAAGTCATTTAGTATTAATGATAAGAATTTTATGAAAGGAATCCCTTTAGCTTTTGTGAATTCTAATGATTCAGAAAATGAATTAGATTATTCAAAAGTAGATTCTAATCAAGTTTATTACAATTCAACAACTCTTGAAAATTATTTTAATAATAATGAAGTAGCTTTTACTTCTTTCGTTGATTTCTACATAAGAAATACTCCATATGTAGTAGTTACTTTTCACGATAGAAAAGTCATCACAAGAGTTTTGGGTTCTCCAGTTGACACAATCTACGTTCCATATAATGATTATTATGATAAGTTGGATTCTATAATTGAATCTCTCTCTGCCTATAAGGGCAAAGTGGATACAGTTATTTTGGATTGCCCACTGCTTTCTGCGGCTTTGGCAAATAAGATATGGAATGAATTAGATTTTTCTATAATAGATTTTGGGAAGGTAATCAGTTTTGCTCGAGCAAGATTTAGCAATAGGACCACCCAAAATGAAAAGACAGACTGAAGACAAGGAAGACGATCTATTTTTAATAGATCTTTTATTTGACTCAGATCTAACCATATCAGCTATAGCTAGAGAACTTGGTTATTCATTTGTCCAATTAAATAAAAAGATCAATTCGCTTGGTCTTTCTTGGGTTAAAGAACAAAAGAAAAAAACATCAAGAGGCCAAGCCGCGCTTACTCAAGTAATGCAGAAGTTATTTCCTGGACAAAAAATTACAAACGAATACCATGTAGGTGAGCGTCTAAAAATAGACGTTTATTGTCAGGAGTATAGAATAGGTGCAGAGTTTCATGGAAGACAACATTTCTATTATACTGAAAGATTTTTTGAATCAAAGTATGATTTTATTCAGGCTCAAAAAAGAGACGAAAGAAAATTAGAACTTTGCAAACAAGAAGGAATAACATTAGTTGTATTTAGGTATAATGATGAACTGAGTGAGCAGGCTGTTTATGATAGACTATTGCAAGCAATAAGAGTAAGTCCGCACGTTCCAGAAAAAGCAAAGTCAAATAAAAAAAGCATTACTCAAAATAAATTCTATCAGGATAGAAAAAAGCAGTACAACGAAAGAAAGAAAGAGACGTACAAAAAAATGAAAAAGAGAAGAGATAATCATGAGTGACGCTGAATCTTCTCCTGTAACCCACCCAATTGAATATCAGGTATTTGCTCTTTCTTTCAGGGAAAAGGGAGCTATATCTTATTTTAAAGATAATCTAGATCCACAGATTGTTGGCATTAACGATAACCAACATGGTGTTCATGAATTTTATAACGCTCTTTTGTCCTATGTATCTAGTACAGATTTAGATATAGTTGATCCGATAGTATTTAAAAACTGGATACAATTAGAGAGTCATGTATTTGATGCCCTGAACGGAGATGAGGGAGTGAATGCTCTTATGAGTGTTCTCTCTGATATGCAACTAGCTAGTCCAGAAGCTGTTGTTCAAGTTTTAAAGCATAAAGATAACAAGATTAAGCAAAAGAATTATCTAAAAGAATTAGAGATTATACTAAGCCAAAAGGGGCTCAAGTCTGATGAAGACTTAGCAAGAATGAATGAGATAGCTTCTCAGATAACTGATTTGGAAAACAAAATAAACTACGATCCATTAGATGGCGTAGTCACAGCAAGCCAAATAATAGACAAAATAGACTCTCTATTAGACACTCCGGACTTTTTGCCAACCCAATTTAAATCTTTAAATAGAGCAATGGGATACACCAATGATGGAGGCTTCTTTAAGGGCGCCGTTCATGCAATCATCGCTGCTTCAGGCAAGGGTAAGAGCACCTTTGCAAAATGCTTGGTAAACAATTGGTTAGATTGTGGTTATAAAGCTTTGTATATTAACTTTGAAGAAGCCAGAACTCACTGGGAAAGAATTTTAATGACCCAGATAACTGGAAAAAATATCTATTCAGAATTAGATAAGTGGGATGAAGAAGAAAAAAATAAGTACATAAAAATGTTTACTGATCGTTTGGAGAAATGGGGTGATCGCTTGATGGTTAAGCATGATCCAGATACTCCATACTTTGAAGATCTAGAAAGTTGGTTAAGAGATATATTGGTCCAGGGCGAGCATCTTCCAGACGTTATAGTTATCGACACTATCCAGTCAATGTTTACCAGATCTAAAGGTAAAGCTAGATGGGGAGAATTTGAAGAGATGATGGTTCGCCTTGAGAAAATAGCTAGAGATATGAATTGCGTGTTGATAATTACAGCACAAGAAAATTCAAATAGAATGAAAGAAAAAAGAGAAATAGTTATGCAGTCAGACACTGGTGGATCTTTAGCCATTCAGCAGAAGTGTGCAGTAACTATATTTATCACCGAAAAGAAACTAGTTAGCGGTGATGATTCAGAAGATGAAAACGTAATGCAACTACAGATACCTAAGAATAGAATTACAGGCTCAACATTTTCTTATGAGCCACCACTAGTTAGATATGTAGATTCTAGAAAGTCTTACGAAGAGTACGAAATAGTTACATCTGGGTCTTATGACGCTTCATCGATTTTAGATGATTTATTAAACAATGGAGATTTTAACTAATGAAATTAATTACACCAGAATCTTTAAAAGATTTTCAAACATGCTCACTACTATACGAGTATAGGTATAATCAAAAAATGCCAGAGTCAATAGGTGGTAGAGATCTACTATCTCTTAGGTTCGAAAATACTTTAAAGGAAATAATATATTACTTTTTTTACAAAAAACAAGGTGGCTATACGCCTTCTTACGCATCGCTTTTAAATAGGTGGGAGAAGCTTTGGTTTTCTGATAATGTTTCTTCATATGACATTATGACAGAACAGCATGAGAGTGCATATGGAAATAGTGCTAGCCTTACAACTAAGGCAGCTTCTGCTTTGCTATCTTTTTACGAAAACTTTTCAGATGAAACATATATACCAATAGCGATAAACGAAGACTGCATAATGCCAGTTACCCCAAAGGTTAAAATCAAAGATAAATTTGATATTATTCTTTATAAAAATAATAAATATTATGTTATTAAGATAATGTTTAATTATAAGAACAGCCATCAGCATATGTATCAGGTAAATTTTGCAACGATGTACAATGCCTTTGCTGTAAAGCATGGTGAAAGAATCTCTAAAGCATCCTTTGGATACATAGATTTACTAATGCCTAAGGTTTCTTTTATTGATTTTGAAATAACTAAAGAAGATCTTGATTCTTTAAAATTTTGGGCTGATGAATTAGAGCAAGCAGAAAACTTTATTCCAAGAAGAGGATTGACTTGGTATTGCAAGAAGTGTCCATTTGATAAACCTTGCTCAAAGTGGTCAAACTGGTCAAAAAATGCAGAAAAATAGATTTGGTGTTATACTTGAAAGCAAGGTATCTAAGAGTTTATTTATCCTTGCAAAAAAAAATAAACAAACCCCTTATGAATATTTAGTTTCCATAATAGATGAAAAGTATCAAATATATTTAAAGGAAAAATTAAATTGGGATTCAGACAATGAGTAAGAAAAGTATATTAGACGAATTATTAAATGAGGATGTTTCATTCAAGGTGAATGAGGAGGAAGACAAGCTACTAGCTCCTCTCATGGAAGAGATTAATCTGATTTCCAATCAGCAGATTAAACTGTTTGTTAGATCAGTTCTACTTCAGGCAAAAACATTTTGGAAAATACCATCTAGTTTCTCAGGTAAATATCATCCGGCTGACGAGCACGGTGTCGGTGGTAATGTTCTTCATACGAAAAGAGTTGTTAAAGTTGCTAGTGTAATATGTGATTCCTATGGATTAATTGCCCAAGAAAAAGATACGGTATACGCAGCATGCTTATTGCATGACGTGACTAAGGGTATAGCCTACGATGATAGTAAGGAAGATTTTTATTACGACCCAATGCATCCGTACACAGTTGGAGCTTTTGTTAAAAAGTGTCAAGAAAATGATAAAAAGTATGGTTCGGAATCAGCGTCATCTACTCTTTTTTTAGATGAGGAAACTGTTCAGTCAATACTTAGACTAGTGAGATGTCATCTTGGTCCATGGTCTCCAATTCCAGAAACTGTACCTAGCACCTATATGGATATGATAGTCCATCTATCGGACAACGTTGCTTCAAAACTGCATACAATTGTCGAGATTGATAATAGCAAATGACAATTGAAAATCCAGACAAGATGCATGTCAGGGCACATATAAATGATTCTTTAGAATTCCTCATAAAGGAATCAATCTACTATAGATCTAATAATGAGAATATTTCAGAAGACAATCGACTAATAGCTTGGCACATAGAAACGGACAGTGGTAAAATACATATACCATGAAACTTCCTTTAGACAAAGATAAATTTATTTCTCAATGGAAATACGTTGAAGTAGCTAGATACGTTCCTAATCTAGACAGAGTTATTAGAGATAAGAACGGTGATGATCCAGTTTTCTATGAAATGGAAAACATAGATCAATATAGACAAAAGCATAGTAACATTGGACTATATACTTCTATTTGGCATTTTAATACTACTGATTTAAATAAGGCTATTAGACTAGGCTCATTGTATTTTGACTTAGATAGCGAAGACATGAACCTGTGCTATGAAGAAGCACAGAGGCTATATGGTTACTTGTCTATGTATATTCCCCAAGAATCGTTATTAGTTTATTACACTGGGAAAAAAGGTTTTCATATAGAATGCGAAGCAGTTAGCCTGGGCATTAATCCATCGAACGAACTTCCAAAAGTTTTTAGGTATATAGCAAATAAGTTAAAAGAAGATTTATCTATTTCTTCAATGGACTTTAGCGTTTATGATATGAGAAGAATGTGGAGACTGCCTGGGTCAATGCATCAGGCAACAAAGTTATTTAAAACACTCTTACCAAAAGATATATTTTTATCTGGAATAGATGAAATTGTTACCTATTCAAGTAAGCCGCAGCCCTTTGATGTAATCGAACAGTCTTTTAACTTTAAAGCAAATGAATGGTATAGGCAACTTACTTATCAGATGGAAGAAGAAAAGAATAAACCAAAAGATATATTGCAACACTTTAACAAGTTTGGTTCTTCTAACCTGAAATCTTTTGATCAAAATCAGAAAGTGTTTGAAAAAGAAACATTATGGGTAAAGTGTCCGTCTATAAAAAAATTACACGAACAAGCTGAAAGTTCCCACTACTTAGAGCATGAAGCAAGGTTGTTTTTATGTTCTATATTGACGTATAGCGAAGAGTCAATTAATTATTTGCACGAGATACTGAGCAATTGCGAAGATTATAACCCAAGTAAATCGCAAGCTCATATAAACGATTGGGTAAGAAGAAGAGAAATGGGAATAGGTGGAAGGCCATACACATGTGAAAGAGCAAATGCGGTGGGTGTGGGATGCGGAAGCTGCTCTCTTGAAAAGAAAAATAAGTGGGTTAAAGTTGGAGATAGATTTATAGAAACTCAAGAGAAATCTTCCCCATCACCAGTCCGATTTGCCTACAGGGCTGCACCAAGAAAGGGGGAGTAATGCAGGATGATGATGTAATTGGTTTATGCACTGACTGTGGAACTGAACAGACAGATAGACACATGTATAATAGTTCCTTTGCTCAAGCTGGACTACCAGCAGTGTGCAAATATTGTAAGGGTGTAGTAACAGTATGTTATAAGCGTGATAAAGATAATGTATTGAACCAGATAAATATTAAAAGAGGACTCAAGTGAAAAATTGGACCAATCTACATAACCATACAGTATTCTCCATGTTGGACGGTCATGGTAACGTAGAAGAGTACTTATCAAGAGCTAAGTCTTTAGGCATGAGTGGATTAGCTACAACTGACCATGGAAATATACATTCATGGTTAGATTTTTATGACGCTGGAAACTCAGTAGGTGTTAAGCCAATCCTGGGATCTGAATTATATCAGGCTAGAAAGACTAGGTTTGATAAAGATGAAGAGGAAAGATCTGGTCCATCTAAAAATGAATGGGAACAAAGAGGTCCATACCATATAACTATATTAGCTAAGAATAATATTGGTTATCATAATATAATCAAGATGTCATCCAGAGCTTTCACCGAAGGTTATTATGTAAAACCTAGAGTTGATCATGAATTAATATCTCAGCATTCTGATGGGATAATAGTATTATCAGGCTGCTTAAATGGAGAAGTGTCTCAGGCTCTTTTAAGAAACGATTATAACACTGCACTAAAACACGCCGCTTCAATGCAAGATATTGTAGGAAAAGAAAACTATTTCATAGAAATACAAAACCATGGAATTGATGAGCAACTACAAGTCATCCCAGATTTAATAAAAATAGCAAACACAATTGGCGCTAGAATAGTTCCATCCGGCGATTGTCACTATGTGCACCAAGCTGATGCTCACGCGCATGACATAATGCTATGCGTTGCTACCAACAGCAATGTCCATACGCCAAACAGATTTTCTTTTTCTGGAGATCAATTTTATCTTCAGTCTTATGATGAAATGGCTAAAACATTTTCAGAAGAGTATTTAAAAAATACAATGCACATCAACGACATGGTTGATGTTAATCTAAAATTTGGTGAAATACATTTTCCAAACTTTCCTATACCCACTAAAGAATCATCAACTGACTACTTTGAAAGATTGGCATGGGAGGGATTAAAGAATAGATACGGTAATCCACTGCCTGACCACATCATAGAAAGAGCTAACTATGAAATCAGGGTAGTGAAGGATATGGGCTTTCCGGAATACTTCTTAGTTGTGTCTGACTTAGTTCGTTGGGCTAAAGAAAATGATATTAGAGTTGGATGGGGAAGAGGATCTGCTGCTGGCAGTATTTTATCTTACGCATTTGATATTACAAATTTAGATCCAATTAAGTTTGGTTTGATGTTTGAAAGATTCTTAGTTGAAGGAAGAAAGTCGATGCCCGATATTGACCTA